ACATCATCCTTATCTAAAGATTCAGGATTAGGTGGCATAGCACCTTTTTTTACATTATATACTGCTTCGTCTAAAAAATTCATAATATTATTTATATTTACAAGCTGTTATTTTATAAGCCCAAACACCTGATGCGACTAAAAATCCTAAAGCTAACCAGCCATTTACTCCTAATAAGCAACCAGCTCCTACTGCTAATACATATCCCCCATAACACTTAACATAACACTTAATTTTATCTAGTAAACCAGATTCTTTAGCATCAGCATAAGCGTCTAAGATTTTATCATCAAAGTCTGTTTTTTCTAAGGCTTCTTTAATTTTACCTAATAACTTTTCATCAACTTCAGTTTTATCAAGAAGTTTTTTGATTTGGGTTTTTGCGTTTACTTTTCTTGCCATAATTATTTTTTCTTTTTAAAGCTAACTTTAGCTTTTTTAGTATTTCTAACAAATTGTTTGCCCCTTTTACTACCTCTAACCTTTTTTCTAGCTGTAGCTCTACGTTGGGCTTTAGTAAGTGATTGTGCTTTAGCTCTAGGTAAACAACGTTGTGTTGCTTTACCTTTAGGCATGGTTCCACATTTACCAGCAATATTTCCTTGAGTATCAATACGAACCCATTTTTCTTTTTTAAACCAATCTCTTAAACTTTCATCTATATTAGCTTCTTCAACATTATATTCTGCAATTATTGCAAAATGAGGATCATTAAATAATTCCTCTAATTGGTTTAATACTTGTGGTTTAAGTTGATTATATAAAGATTCATTTCTATATGATTTTTTTCTTTTACCACCAGCACCCTTAATTTGTCCTTTACATACTTTTACAGCACGTCCTGATAAGTAAGCAGATGATTTTTCTCCAGCTCTTTTACGAGCAGCTATATAAGCCTTACCTCTTTTACATAACTCTTCATATACTAAATCTTCAATTAGTTCATTTATAGTATGATCTATTTTACTATCTCCACACCCACAACCACAATCATCTTCAGCTACCTTTTTAGCACGTTTAGTAGCAGTAGCATACATAACGGCTTCAGCATCTTTACCATAGCGTTTTTTAAAGTCGGCTTTAGCTCCCTTTAAATCTTTAACTATACGTTCCTTAGCTTTAGCTTCTGGTTTTGTTAGTTTACGTTCTTGCATGGTTTAAATATACTGATCATTAATGGACCATCTCCTTTTACAAGACGATGCCATTGGTGTCTTCTAATAAATATAGGTTTATTTAAGGGAACCGGTAATTGGTCTTCAAATTGAAATTGCCAATTAGTTTTATCAAGAACTGTGATGATTCTATCTTCATCATCCATATGCCACTTTAAATCTTCTGGTTTAACTGAAGCAGAAAATAAACGACTTACTGTACCATCCGCTTCTACTATATCTGTATAAGGTTTACCAGAAAGTTGAGGCAGGTGTTGCAAGACCCAACTGTTTATGATATCTAGGAAGGTTGCAACTCCAGTAACTAGCTTTAGTCCTATCTTTTTTATTTTTACAATCATGTCTTTTTGCAAATGCTTGTGATGCTTCTTTATTTCCTAATTTTGCTTTTAAACCACCTGAACCAAATGTTACTTTTTTGATTTTTTTAGTTTTAGGATCTCTAACATAAACAAAATATGCTTTAGGACCACCACGTCTAGGTTTATTTAGGGGTGGATTTTTCTTTTTCTTTTTAGTAGCTTCCATAATATAAGGTAAATCAAGTGGTACTAACTTACCTTCATATATTCCCTGACGACCAGCATCTGTGTGCATATAATATTCATCAGCTTCGGATAACTGTATTTTGTCTAGCTCCCATAATTTTCTAGTTTCAGCAAATAATTTAACATGAGCGTTAGAGCTGATTCTAAAAATTGATTCACCTAAAGGAATTTTATTATCAAGGTGGTATTGTAAATTTTCGGATACTTTAACTCCTTCATTAAGTATAGTACCATTACAATCATCACATCCACATCCACAATCTGATTTACCAAATAGTAATTCTTTAAGTTTTATCATTTCTATATTCTTTTATATCTTTTCTATGTTGGTTAAAAAATTCTTTTAACTCGCCAGAAACTTTTTCTTTATCTAAACCTCCTTTCCATCTTTCTACTTCACCTCTTTCGGATACATATTGGTTATTAGAAGTATTTAATGCTTCTATGAGTGAAGCCTCTAAATGGTTAATATAAGATTCAGCATTATCTGCAACTGCTTTTCTTTCGTATGCTTCATACTCTCCCCTTATTCTAAGTTTATGTTCCATTTCTACAACACAATCTAAACACTTTTTATGTATGTTATACATTTTAGCATCAACCCTTTTTTTCATTAAAGACCCACAATTAGGACAAAATAATGGTAAAGTAGCTTCTTTTCTAGCTTTATCTAATTTAGTATAAGTTTGTTTTATACCATTTTTAATAGTCCATTTTTTACCTCCTTCTTCCCAAATATCACCTTCTTTATGGTCTTCTTTTTTAGCTGTATAACCAACTTGTAACTCGGCAGATTCGTTAACGTTACCTTTTATAAGGTTACGCATACGTTCTACATCTTTTCTTTTAAATTCTTTATTTAGCATAACTTTTAACTTACATCAAACTCTGAAGAGGTGAGTTTAACACCATATTTTTCAAAAAATTCTCTTGCCTGGGCTCCTCTTCCAGCACCTACAGCATCATAAAATTCAAATAAACCACTTTTTCCTCCACTCAAATTAATTTGGCCCCCCTCAGTAAAGAGATAACCTCTATAAATACGGTCAGAAAAGCCCTGGTAAGCAATATCAATTCTTTCTAGCTTACCAAAGTCTTTATCACCTTGTTTAATTAATATACTATTGCCCTCAAGGTTAATTTCAATATTACGGCTAATAGTAATTTCGTTTAATATATCTTTTAATTTCATTTTTTCTGAAAATCCGAGGATACACCTCCAGTTATGAATTTACCTGTAACTTTAAAGGGTTTAGGTGAGATTTTATCGTCACGTATAACTACACCTTCATGGTCATTAACAGAACCCATCGGCGAATCTAATACATCTAATATTGCATCACCTAACTTTTCTGTTGCTAAGTATGTTATAGCTCCTTGGAGTGCTTTTTGTTTTTCCTGTTCGTTATTAAATAAATCATCTACATTTTCACCACCAAATACGGCAAAATATACTTGTTTACTTAATGCTCCTACATCTTTAGTAGTACCATGTGGTATCCCATCTAAATTCATAGTTAAACGATCTGTTTTAGGAATACTATTAACAGTAGATAACCACTGTCCTAATGTTTTAGTTTGGTCTCCCTCAGCAAAATCAACAGTATAGCGAGTGTTTAATGCTTTATTAAAATCTGGGTCTTTAGTAAATGTAGTAGGTACTGAACCATAAATTTCAAATCCTTTCTTTTTAGCAAATGGTTCTAATTTTTTAAGTAACTCATCCATATCTGCTTTATTAAATGGTTTTTCAGTAGTAATACGTTTAGTTAACATTTTACGTGCACCTTGTACCTCTTTAGTTTCTACACTTAGTAAACCATGTATTGCTAAGAAATTTTTACCATAATCTTGTACGTTAGATTTACCACTAACATATTCCATATTAAACATTATATTAGAGTCATTTAATAAACCTAATGCATTTAATTCTTCTTGAATTGATGGTAAAGCAGCATTAAATATGTCTAATACATCACCACCAGATTTAATCATTCCATGTCCAGGCCCAAATCTATCTTCTAAGTCAGCCTTAGTAACGCCCTTTAAATCAAGTGCCTTTTTTGATCCACGGTCCATGGCGAATTCCTTTTTATCGCCTAAGTTAATCAATCTAATTGATGCATTTACGCCATCTATTTTGACGCTACCAGGCGTTTTTTTAAGACTATCAGCAGCTTGTTCAAATGATTTAATTAGATCTTTACCACTAGTAACATTAGGTAAATCAAAGGGGTGTGCCATATGACCCGCAGCACCTCCTTCGTATAATAATTCTTCAGTGATTACATCTAACCACCAATCTTGTGAAAATAATTTATGTTCGTTCACGTTAGTTGTTGTTTTTAATGTTTTTGCTAAGGTAAGTGCTTTATAATACTTTTGATTTTTAGGACTTCTTTTTTCCATCTTTTTAAGACGTGATATCTCTTTATTAATTAATGATAAAGGTATTTTTTCGCCCTTAGGAATACGTAATCTTTTTCTAACTGTGCCTTGTTTTAAATTACCTGCTTTTTTACCTTTAGCGGCCATTTTTTCATAAGTATCACCTTCATCTACGTTTTTCTTTGATTTACGGATAAGACCAAATTTAGGTAATTTTTTACCTTTATATTCGCCGTCCATTTCAAAGTTACGTACTGTGTATCTTTTACCATCCTTATCCTCTACAGATAATTTGTAACGGTTAACACCTTCTCTAGAGTTTTTAATTACTTTTACTACTTTAGATTTTTCTAATTTTTTACCCCCTAATGGAAATCCTTTAGGAGCACGTAAAACATCACCAGGAAGTATTTGTCCACTATAGTTAGATAAATCAATACCAATTTCTTCTAATCCATTATCCTCTAAATAACCTAATTTTTTAGCTTTTCTAGGGTCTCTAGTAAATACATCGCTTGCTCTATATCTAGTATATCCTACCTCGGCAGCATTATACATTGGATAATTTTCTTTTTTTAACTTACGTAAACGAATAGTTTTTTTCTTAGACGCTTCCTTACGTTTTTTAATATATTCAAATGCTGAACGTAATCGTTTTTTAGTTGCTGGATCTTTAGTTCTATTTAATGCTGCTCTAACTCTTTGATGGATTAAATTAATAATTTGTGATTGACGAGCATGTGATTTAGCTTTAAATGATTTTTTAGATAAAGTATCTACTATATCTTGTCTAGTACTAAATTTAACTTTTACTGTATCTGTGGGGTCTTCATCTGTATAAAGTCTACGTCCTGATCCTTTTGGTTTTTTACCCGTGCCTACTTTGGGATCGCGTTTTTCATCTATTTGTGCCGCGGGTAAATTTTTGCGAGCATAATCCATCCAAGTTTGTTTTACTTTAATTTCTTCCTCATCTGTTAATACATCGAGATAATTAATTAAAAATTCATTTACTGCATCGGTAAATGAAATTCGTTTAGTTTTTGCCCTTTTATATAAACCCTGAACAAAGGCAGGTACTTCATAGTCAAATGTAAAATATTGAAACCAGGTATATTTACTTAATTTTTGAGAATCAGGGTTAACTGTTTTAGAAAAATTAAATTGAGCTATATGTTCTAATTCATGGCGAATTGTGTCTTTAATTTCAGGAATTAATTCAGTATATGCCTCTGGAAATTTATCCGGGTTATATTTAATTTTAATTTGTAAAGTATCATTATCAGCCTCACCATCAATTATAAAGGGTAGTGGTCCTACTTCTTCGGCATTAGGTTCAAATATATAATCTAATTCATATTCAACTCCTCCTATATTACCTTCACTGCTTTCTTCAGTAGGTTTACCAAAATTAGCTTTAAATATATTTACTATAAATCTAGATTGCATTAATGTTTCTTGATCATAACGACCTTCATATAATTTCAACCTTAATCCTTTAGTTAGTTTTCTTGGTACAGGTACCATATTGCCTTGTGAATTAACTTTTTTTAATACTTTTGAAAGTTTTTTCATATTAGCGTTATGTTTATCCATTTCTTGCTTATTCATAATACCACTTGCCATTTCATCTACATCAGTGGGCATAGTAGTATCTAATAACTTAGTCCATATCTCTTCTTTAATTTCTTCAGGTAAAAATTCAGGGATAAACTTAAAAAATTCTTTTTTATTATTGTTTTTAATAATTTCACGCATACGTGTACCTGAAATACCCCCCGCTTGGGGTGGTACTAATTCAATTTTAGCTTTAATATTACGTGGTTCTGCGAATTTAGGAATACTATTATATCTTCCATCTTTAGCATCTTTTTCCCCTATTCCTAAAATTAACTCTGAACCTTCAGGTGCTATTTTTTCTACAAAATCATAAACATCTTTTACAGGGGATGCAGCTTGTGCTAAACTAATAGTAAGTTTTTGTGCTCTTGGATCTGGATCAGATGCTTTATAATAATTAAAAATTTCTAAAGCTAACTCGGGCCCTATACCTTCTCGTTCTTTTGATCCAATTCTTACTATAACATTGTCAGCAAAATCAGCTAAATATTTTGCCATATTATAATGACCAAGATGGGGTGGTTTAAATCCACCTGGTAAAAGGGCTACTTTCATATAAACTGCAGTTTGTTATACATATAACCTACTGATATAGAATTTTCTTTTCTACTAATCCTTGGAATGTTAATGGTTTTGCGTTTTGTAGTATGCGAGTCATTTCTTCAAATCCTAAATCACTTGGATCTTTACCTTCAAGTTCTAACAAAAATATTTCTTTACCATATGCCATAAGTTCTTTAGCATACTTAAGTGAATCGTTTATAGCATCTTGATCAAGTGCAAGATATATTTGTTTTACTCGTCCTCTAACGAGTTCCTTATAGAGTGACTTGCTGATTCGTTTTCCAAACAAGGGCACGGCATTTCTCTTGATTGCGATTGCATCAAAGGCACCTTCACAAATGATAATAGGAATATTAAAGTTACAAAGCATGTCAAATCCAATAATATCTTTTGATGTTGGCGGAAGCTTGTGCTTGTGATAAGCTTGCGGATCAAACGAACGACCCACCCAGTAGTTGAGGGTTCCATGTCTGTCATAACTTGGTATTATTATAAAATTAGCTAATTTACCTTCTTCAATATACCCTATATTATATTTTATTATATCTTGTGCTGTAACTCCTCGGGATTTTAAATAATGATATGCTTTATCTCTGGTTAAGCCTTTACCTTTAAGTAGTGTAATAAATCCTTCAGGTAATTGAAGTTGGTCTTTAGTTTTTTCTACGTGTTTTGTTTTAAAATTATACTGAGCATCAATTTCTTTTAGTTCTTGAAATGCTGTATATGGAGCTTTAATAAATTTAAGGAGTTGGATTGCTCTAGCGCCTTTAAAACCACAAACCCAACATTGGTATTTTTGGGTTAACTTATTTAATGTAAGTTTTTTCTTATGGTGATTACAATTAGGACAACTAAATACGGCTTCGTCTCCTCCTCGTGCGCTTTTGCTTTTTCCTAATAGACTTTCTAGCAAATATATAAGGCGATCTTCCTTCATCCCTTAAATATACGAAAGAAAGGTTAAAGGCCAAAATCCCTCTTGAAGTATCTTCCTTCGATATTATCATTTAAATAATCTTCAGTTTCTAACACACCTAAACTAAACAACGCTTTATTTTCTAAATAAGTTAATTCTTTTTTAGAGTAAGCTAGTTGTAAAATTATACGTTCAAAATGTGATTGATTGCCCTCCTTAATTTCATCTTTAATGAATTGGTGGGAACCATAATATGTTTTCCAATCGCTTTCTTTTTGGACTTGTTTATAAACTGGCGGTCTACCTTTACCTTCCCATAGGGCGGCTTCGCGTTTACCAATTTTTTTCTTTTGATTATAAATTAAGGCTTTTTTGCCAACGTATTTTTTTCCTGAGGGTATGTGAGTTGTTTGGTAAACGTATCCATATGTGCCTTCTGGAAATTGCTCATAACTTTCTGGTATTATCATGTATCAAATCTTATAACGAATGTAGTATCTGTTTCACTACTTGCTTTAATTGGTTGTCCTAATTTTCCTACTACTAATAAATTATAGTCGTCATCATATAAACCTACTGTTGTTATGTAGGGTTTAAAATTATCGTTTAGTGCAAAAGTTGCTAATTCTTCACTTTCTATATTACGCTTTTTTCTTACCGATTGGTTATTAGTAAATTCAAACTCATTTTCATTCATAGTACACTGATATTCATATTCAGTAATTAAATGAGTATTCTTATATGATAAAGAATCTAAAGTACCACCATCAAATAAACTCATATATTTAGGGTGAGTTAATACAGCAAATCCATTATCATAAAATAAATTACCAATATTAGGTGTGCCTGTTATAGATTGGGATACATTAATTATTTCTGTTGCAGATAGGGCTTTATTATAAATCATTAATTGACTTACATTAAATTCATCATCCCACGTGGCTCCATTAGCTCTATAAGTTCCATCAGGTAATCTTTTACTATATATTATTACATCAGCTTTATTAGAGCAGGGGTTTGATGTTGAATCAGTAGCTGTAGCTAATTGTTCACCATTTTTATAAATTTCAAGTGTACCATTATTTCGTTGTAATACAATATGTGCATTAGTACCAATATCTGACCCTGATCTAAATATAACTGCTGAAACTTTAGATTCTGTATCCCCATCAAATCTACTTAATTCAATAGAGGCAGAATGATCAGCAGGGGCAAAACATCTTACCCTATATGGAAATTGTGGCGGAGCAGGGGTTGTGGTAATAGATAAGGCTCCTGTAGTATCTGTTGAATAGTCACCTCCTGCTTCAGATCCTAAAGGGGGTGAATTTTGGGCCCCTTCTTTTGTAATTAAAAAATCTCCTTCTGTTTGAGAAGAAGGCTGGGTAGACCAATTATTTTCTCCTGTGGTCCGATCCTCCTGAAATTCAAAATATACACTTATAGCAAAATCTTCTTGATCAAAGTTTAAATGGGGCTTATTTTGAACTATGATTCTACCATCATTATAACCAGAATTCTCTTTAGGATGGCTTAAAGTATAATTATTTAGTCCTAAAGTATGAGGGTTAAAAACAATATTGTAGTAAGTTACTACGTTTTGAAAGTATGAATCATCATATACTGTTTTATTATAAGTAGGAAACCCTAGAGTTGAGGGAGGATTTACTATTCGGTTACCAGTTTTTATATTTAATTTTAAATCTTCTCTTTTAAAAGCTTGTACTGGAGCTAAATAAAGTACTCTTTGATCTTCGTTAGGAAAATTTTCTTTACCTATAGTAACATCATATAAATTACCAAAACCATCATCTGTAATATTATATGTTATTCCATCTTTAGTAACAGATAAATTAAATGATTCAGGTTGAACTTCTGAACCGAATGTTTTTTGGCTTAAACTTAGTAAACTAGCACTTTTATATAATCTTCTTTCTTGAGTAGTGTAATTAGCATCATTTAATTCTAAGAGGTTAGCCCTTTCTTGAATATAATTACGATAATAAAGTTTATCTATTTGATAATATTGTCTACTACCTGTTGTAAATGTGCTTTTATTTAACCCACTCCAATTTAAAGATGCCGTTTGTGCTCCAATTGAACTCAAATCAGTATCTGTACTATACTGCTTATGAGCTTCAAAAGGGGTTATTTTTATGTCACTTGCATCTAATTTTTTAAACGTGCCAGGCATTAATAATCCAATTTAACCTTAATAAGGGCTTCTTTTGTAAAGTCTTTTGGTAATGGTTGAGATAATTTTGCAACTGCTAATAAATCTTGATTATCATTATATAATCCTACTGTTGTTATATATGTTCTAGGATTATCAATCATAGAATCAAACTGTAAGGTACCATCTGTTTTAGTGAATGAAGCATTATTAGTATAGTTAAAGTCTCTATTTTTTATTCTACAAAAATAAAATTGACTAGCGATATTTTCGGAAGAATCTAGTATAAAATTACTAAGAAGATCTTGTAGTTTTTGGGGATTTTTACCTGCGGTATCATTGCTATCTTCTGAGGCTAAATTAATACCATAATTAGCATCCTCAAGTGAACCACTATTATCTAAAGCATCAGCATTTAAAATAATGAATCCAGCATCTGGGTATATAAATCCATATGAACCACTATTAGTTACAAATGTATTAGATGTTCCTTTTCTAATTCCACTAGAACCCGATACTATATTAAATTCTCTCCCTACACCTGCTCTAAAAGCATTTGCAGATCCTGAAGTTGTAACTGAATCATCTGTTAATTTTAATAAACGCAAATGGTCTACACTAGAAACGGATGACGATAAGGTTAGGTTAAAATTACCTAGTCTTAAAGCATTTTTATATCGTGATCTATTGACGTTTATAACATAAATACCATCAGGGGTATGTCCATCAAAGGTAAAGTTTTGGGTTTCATCTCCTCCAAATACTAAATTTCTATATTGACTATATATAGCTTTTGTTGCCGATATATTTTCTGCTCCTGCATCATCATTAAAATCTAATCCTCCAATACCTGTTTGAGAACCAAAAGCAATTGAAAATTGAACTTCTGCTGTGTCATCCGCACTAGTTCCTGTGGGGGGCTTATCATAAATTTCCATAAAAAATGCCCCACTAGAAGTAGCAGTATTTGTTATATATTGGTTACTAGAAGAAAAAAATCCGTCTATAGTTCCTAAATCATTAGTATTGCCTGACCAT